AGTAGGGAGAAAAGTACCATAGGTTGTATCTGTTAGGGAATTGTAATCTAAATCAAACTCCTGCACTCTAACTTCTACTGATTTAGCATTAACTAAAAATCCAAATTCAAAAGGTATTCCACGTCTTAAGCAAGATGTTTGATAATCCTTATCAACACCATTATTATAAGGTCTATTTGTTAGTATGTAGTCAGTTGTTGATTCACAAATATAGTCATCCATCACTTGCTCATAATGAAGTAAACCATCAAAAGCATTTAAAGTAGTTGATTGTTCGTAGTTAGTTCCTGTCCCATCCTCACTCCATGAAGTGTCAAAAGTAGTTCCATTATCTAAAACCTCAAAAGCTCTTATGTAGTAATTAGATGCGCTACCTCCGCTATCTCTATAGTTGGTAGCTGTAATATCTAAATCTAAATCTCTAGTAAAATGCTTCTTTAACACATCTCCTATATCAAATCTAAAGCTAGAACTATCATCTAATACAGGTTCTTTTGTTAGTGTTGCTACCAAATCAGTATTAACATAAATATCAGCTATCATTGATACGATAGTAGATTCATCACTGCTAACATCAAAATAAACAGAACTATAAGGAGTACTCATAGCATCTGGCTCTCTATATATATTTATTGCCATTTAAGTTCTTTTAACTAAGTTATCTATACTCGCTTGAAGCTGTTTAGTTACTCCTGCCTCAATCATACTTAATACAATACTATCTATACGCTCTAGAGTATCATTAACAAACTCAATGCGTTTGCCTCGTTTTCTACTATTCCTTGTCGGTATACCTTCCTTTTGTATTGTTTTTTGGATAGCAAACGCCATTCCAAGTACTTTTTTGTTATTCGTTTCAATTCCTTTTTGTTTAATCCATTCTACTAAAGCATCTATAGGAACTTTTGCAGCTCCTCTTTTTCTCCCTGTATTAACAAACTTACCATAGTCCTCCATATTAATCAATAATGTAGCTGAGCTTGAACGCTGTATAGTGTCATAATTCAAGCTACTTATAAGCTTCCCTGTCGCTCTATGGTCTTGCTTAATCAATTCCTTTGCTAATTCATTAATTATGAATTGACCAATATTCTCTAAATCACTATCACTTATTACCATTGTTAATAATTAAATGTTCCTAACGTACAATCATCAGTAAACATTGTAAACTCTAAAGTATATGCTATTTGTATTAATTGTTCGTTATGAGTTTCATCTAATGGCTTATAGGTAGCAACCTCTAATATAAAATTAGTATTACTACTCTTGTTTCTGCTTTTTAATTCTGCTATAAATTGGTTAGCTATAGTTATTAATGCAGCCTCTTTAGTTTGTAAGTTTATAGTTTCCTTTTCTAACTCTGTGTAAGTGTTGTGAAAATAGATGTCAGCTGTTAGCTTTGATTTATTAGGTAAACTATTGTTAGTGTATGAATCTACAGCTACATTGATACTTCTTTTGTCAAATAGAAAATGAGGAAACGTTTTATTGTTGTCCTCAAAGTTTATAGCTCCTAATTCATTATAGGTTTGTGAGTTAATAGAAGTAAATGCTTCTGCAATAGTTAAACATTCATCTATAACTGATTTTATATTAGCCATTAAATTATATAATTATAACAATAATACGTTAAAATAAAATAAAAGTTACAAATTTAACAAATTAATCTTCACTTTCATCAATATCAATATCTATATTATCTAATAAGCTCATATATACTACAATCTCATTAGGAGTTATAGTTTTCTCTCTTATCTTCTTTTCAAAATCCTCTATACTTAAATCAATATCCTTTTCCAATCTCTCTAAGTTTATAGTTATTATTAGTGAATTTCTCTTTACTGTGGTCTATGAATTTAGGATAGTCTGAGAATTTATGTATTATAGGTAGGTTTAATAGTTCTGATAATTCCTCTTGAATCTTGTTAGGATTAATTATTAGTTCATCATAATCAACTGTGTAGGTTATAATATCCTTACACCTGTTAGATTGACGAATACAACTATCATATCTCCAGCTCGCAACATATCCATTTTCTGATTTAAGAACATCTAATTTATTTCTAACAACATTTATTATCTTAACATCATTTTCTATTATTGTCTTTATCTGTTGTTTAGTTTTTGTGTCTGTAATAACATTTGATAGGATAGAATCTCCTGTACGCTTTCCAACATCATACTTACTACTTACAAACTTATTTAGATTGATTTCATCTACACAAACATTCAAACCAAAAGCATTAAATAAACGCCTTACTAATGTTGTCCCTGTCTTAGCACATCCAGTTATATATATTTTCATAAATGCTTATTTAATTTAAATTCTTTACTAAATATACTTACAGGTAACACCTCATACTTAATAGGGTTTTTCCAATTAACATAGTTAAAACTTAATTGGTCTCGATGCGAACCCCTACAGATTTCAATCCACCATCTATTGCAAAACTCATTCAACTCCTTAGTGTTTTTCCTTATAGTTACACCTGTTTGAATCATGCCAACATCTAATGGTAAGCCCTCACTTTTATATCTATAAACTGTTTGAGCTATCCTTTTAGGGTTGTCCTTGTCTAACATAATACAAGCAAAAGCCTCTTCATAGATACATTTTCTACTAGGATGCTCAGTAGCTACAAAATCATATTTAAGTTCTGTGTAAGTGTTTAAATCAATGTTAATTTGTATTTGACCACCTACTAGGATAGCTAAATCATAATCTAATATCTTATGTAATTGACTAATGACATAACCTGTCTTTAATTTGTTGGTTAACCTTTTAATCTTTTCATCTTTAATTAACTTAGTTTTCCACACCTTAGACTTATGATGTCTATCAGAAATAACATAATACTTCCAATCTGGGTTAACTACTGTTGGCTCTTTAAGATTGTCATAATCTCCAAATATAACAGTTACACAAACTTTCCTCATTTCTTACAGTTATCTATTAATTTCAATGCACAATCAAACGCTTCATCATTACTTAATCCAGCCTCAATATAAAGGTAAAAAGCGTACTCGAATAAACTTATCTCTTCCATGCTCTTTCTATTTCTCTACGCTGTGAGCGTGTTAATCCGCTATTCATTTTCTCTATAGCGTTCTTTGTTTCATTGTTTAGATTTCTGTGTTCACATAGATAGTCAGTCTCTAATAAATTCATAAACCCTAATCTATTTACATCGTAATGAAAAAATGAATCTGGGTATGGTCGTTTACCCATACTTTTACCAGTCTTAAAATCTATAGCCTCAACAACTTTTCTGTTAATCAATGTACATCCATAACCTGTATGTGTAACTATTCGACCATTTAACTCATAATCATTGAGCTTAACAATTCCTTTATTAAGAAGTAATTGACTATCCTCTGGAGTAATCATTAAACACTTATTATTAAGTGATGATTGAACACATAATGAGTATTTATTAAAACGTTGCAACCTCATAGGATAAGTGTAATTGTTTACATCTCCTTTCATTGCTATTAAATTATCTACAGCCTCATCAGTTACAAATACATCGCTTTCTAATATCCATAGCTTATCCCAATCGCCATCTAAAAAGTAATCTCTTATCTTATTCATGCAATAAGCTGTAGTTACTTGTGGCTCTTTGTGAGGTCTAACTGATATACTATTAAATCCTCTATTTACTCGTCTAACGCTATTATCAACAATAAACACATCAAAACCTCTTGCTTCTAATCGTTTTAATTGATTTTTAAAGTCGTACCAGCAATAATCTTTAATGTTAGCCGTTACAACTCCTATTAATATTTTGTCTTTCATTTTCTTTTTTTGTTAGCTCTTTTTTGCTCTCTTGCTTTTTCCTTTGCTTGTATTCTTCTTATGTCAGCATATAATAACACATCATGTAAGTTAGCTATATTAACCGACTCATAAGGCGTTTCTTTAGGGCTTGTAAATATACCAGCTTCGGCAATATCATATTTAAAAATCTTCCAGTTATACCCTTTGAGTGCCTTATTTCCCTTTCCACTTCCTCCCCCAAAGACTCCCCTATATTTTTTAGATAATCTGCTTTCGATTGTAGAAAAAAAAACAAAGCATTATATATTGTTTCCATATCTATATCATCAAAGTATTTAGCTCTATCTAAAACACTCTCAACATTGTAAGGCTCTAACTTAGTTTTAAAGAATCCTACTTTAGGTCTGTAGAAAATAGCCATTAAATTATTTATGTGATTGTAATCCTTATCTAAATTGTTTAAAGCCGTATTAATACTGTTTACTTCTGTGTACTCGACTAACGTGTTATCTTTCATTATTCCACTAGCATCAAAGAAGTAGTAACTACCAATCTTATCTACTGGCTTACCAGTTTCTTTAGGTTGAATGAATAACCAACTTAAAGAGTTAAATATAGCCTCTAACCCTATGCTATCCTCCATTGTATGTCTGTTTACTTTCATTAAAGTATTAACAGGTATATCTGTTACCATCATAATAAACTTTACTTGATATAGTATAATTTGTTGTTCTGTTGGCTCTTCCTTAGAATCACCTAATAAGAATGGAGTTACAATCTTATCTGAGTCTATAAAGTTTTGAATCTTCTTAAACCTACTTAATTTAATGTCTTTATAAGATAGTGGTAAGTCGTATTTCTTACCCTCAATATTTAATGTTGCTATCATTTAACTAACTTTGTTACAAATATAACAATTATTTTTAATTTACAAACTAAAAGCTCTAACTGATTGCTTTCTATTAGTGAATCTATCTATAGCCATAACCATGACATCTACCATGTCATCATGATTACCATTAGGAAAGGCTGCACATTCATTTAAAAAATCATCAATATATCTACCATCCATCAACTTAACTCTACCACTTTCAATTATTGGAGTTACAGCGTTAACTCTACTTATTTTGTCCTGTGTTGGTGGCTTATCCTCCATAACATTTAATCCTGTGTTTCTCTTTAGCTGTTGGATAATTGACTTACCACTTGCTTTAGGCTCTATGTATATCCTAGACTGGTTAGTGTAGTTGTTAGCTCCTACAAATGATTGTATTTGCTTTATTAGTTCGGGAAATTCTAATCTAACTGCTTCAACCTTTTTAATATAAACTACATTGTCATGATAACCAGCACAAAGCATAGCTGTAGCATCATTATAACTCTTATCTGTATAAGCTGTATCTAAAAAGAAATTCCAAGTAATATCATTAGGCAACTCATTAGCCACATTAAACCAATCTCTTTTAATCATACCTCCATCACTAGGACTAGGTAATTGTCCATACTGACCAGAATAACCATAAGAACCTAGACCAGTTTTAAAGCTCTCTAATACATTTCTTGATAATCTTTGAGGGAATAATAGTCCATTAACATAATTAGTCTTTAATTCACTTGGTTTAATGTTTTCTGATTCCTCAGCTGGTAGGCATATATGCTCCCACTTCTCACTCTCTTTATTTAATAACATGCCTGTTAAATCATTCTCATGTAAACGCTGCATGATAACAATAAACAATCCTGTTTTAGGGTCGTTTAACCTACTCCTTAGAGTTTCGTTAAAGAATCTATTAGCATTTTCACGCTCTACCTCTGAACGTGCTAACTGTGGGTTTTGAGGGTCATCTATTACAATCACATCAGCCCCCATACCTGTAACAGTACCACCAGTAGAAGTAGAATATCTTAAACCACCATTAGGTGTGGTGTATTTAGATTTAGTGTTTTCATCTTTGCTTATATTAACATTTGGATAATGCTCTTTAAACCAATCTGACTCGATTAGCCTCCTTGCTTGTGTGCTTAGTGCTATACTTAACGATGCTGAGTAAGATGAACTTATAAACTGCTTAGAATCA